TTACTGTTCAGGCAATCCGGCTGCACGCCGCAGGCGATTGGCGCGATCGTGAGCAGTATTCGCCGCTTGGGTATCGCCTGCGCTTTTCGCTCGATACCAAGCCGGAGACAGCCAACGAAAGACCAACTCTTGTACATTCGACTTGTGCAATTGGACGGCACTTGCGAGCTTCCGGCCTGCGTCGTCGATTCCGGCTGCGGAGCGCAGATTGACGGCCAGCCGATGGAAATGGTCCGCTTCCGGCTGCTGGTCGGCTGCCCGCGCAGATGCCCAAGCGGGGCGGACGTATTCGGCGATCAGCGCTAGGGCGATCTCAGTGGGAAGCGGGACAAAATCGGCAGGCTCATTCGGCGCGGGATCGGTAGGCAGAACAGGTTTGGGCGAGGTCGCGCTTCCTGTCGTTGGATTACCGCTTGCGTTTCCGCCGTTGAGAGTCTGTAGCTCAACTGTCACGTCTGCGATCAGGTCTTTGAGCGTGCGACCGCCCGACTTGAGCGCGTTATCGCAGTCGATTTTCCGGGCCGGATCGAGTTGCTTGTGACTCGGAATGAACAGACGCGGGTCTTTGTTCCACCTTTTGCAGCAGAAAGCCAAGTACCAGACGAAGCGTTTGTACGCTTCGTCAAAATTAATGCTGCCTCCGTAACATAGCTCTATGCCGAGCGCGGCATCATTGGCATCGTAGCCGAAGCGCTCGTTGTCGGTCGTCACGTTGTACAGCACATGCCAAGCCTTTTCGGCCGGGTCGGAAGCTGTGCCTGTCGGGATAATTTCAAGGATTTGTTTGTCGTCGATAAAGACATGCGCCGAGGCGGAACGGTCCGTGAGCGCGTTGAAATAGCGGTAGTGGTTATCCGCGCTCGCGCCGGGATTGCCGGTATCGTGGGCGACAAAAAAAGCCGGCACTCCGGTGATGAGCCGGAGGCCTGGCCTGGTGTTCGAGCGCTTGGCGATGTAGCGGCGCTGGATGGGGTATTTTTGCACGTTCAAGGAAAAGACTCCTTTCTTGTTCGTTGTGTTATCACGTTATAAAGTAATCGCGGAACGACTTGGTGCTAGGCAGTTCGGTTGCTATCCGGCGTCTCTGGCGAGTCATCCGATTCAGGATGTTCGCTTTCTTTTTCTAACTTGATTGGCTCGGGTTGTGCGTCCGGGGTCAACTGCGAGTTTTCTGCCGGATTCGACTTCGATTCAAAAATCTGAACGGCATTGCGTAAGAAGTCCGGCATCGGAACTCCGATCTTGCCCATGTTTTCAATGACCGAAAGCAGTTCGTTGGCCAGGTAGAAAAAAACGACGGCGTCCCGGAAGATGTGCAACTCTCCCAGTACGCCGTCGATCAGGTGCGCGATGGCAACGACCGCGAAGATCGCCACCTTGCGCATGATCCCGACAAACCCCGTTCGACTCCTCAGCTCCCCCCGCACCCACGCCGCCGCCCACCCCGTTGCCCAATCAATGCTGACCAGTACAAGCAGCAGTGCGATTAGCATATTCATCCCTCCTCTCAAAAAGCCGGCCGCCGCTCCGAGGAGTACGGCGGCGTATCTTGGTAATTGGTCGATCATGGATATTTTTGTATACATATTATTTATTGCCATGCTTCTACAACAATATTGTAAAGTTCAGAGATCCCACCTTGAACTTGGAAAGTAATAGAAGTAGACGTTGCTGAAAGAGCACTGCTGACGTAATACCATGATCCGTTAGATGCATTATTAACTGCGCTCCCTCTTACCGTATTAAACAAAACTTGTAAAGCTTCATTCCCAAAACTACTTGTTCCACTTATAACAACTATTCTGGGTACAAAAGCAAAATTAACTGTACGAGTACCCGAACCAGGATTCATCGTTCCGTAGTCACTTCTGGAATAAATACGTTTTGAGATGGTATTTATTCCTGCTACCAACTCTACATGCGTAGGGACGCCGTCGCCGTCTGCGTCTGCTACTGTTCCCCCTTTACCAGTGATTGCATTGCGAACGGCGAGTTTGCCATCACTGACAGATTTTTTTAGGTCTATACCTTGAACATAAATCGGAGCATCAAAATAATGCCCCCCCTCTGCATAATAAGTCAAATCCCCTTTACCAGTAGTACCATTCCCGTTATGGGCAATAATTCTAGCATCGTAATCAGTTTGCTGTGCTCCAGAATGAAAATCAATAAAAGCAGGTCCTTCTCCGGCTACGTCCATCCCCAGTTCAAGAGCTCGAACTTTTTTAACACTAGCTTGTACAATTCTTGCATCTACGTCATCATTCCAAGGGTGGGGCGATGGTCCATAATGAAGTGTGACTAAAGAAAAGGCCTTGAAAGAAGCTGCTACATTAGGAGCAACTCCTAAACGAATTCGAAGTCCACTCGTTCCTAATGGAGTTTTGATAGTCAGCGTTTTTCGATGATATCCACCTTTTCCAGTGGCATAAATATTGTTTATTGGAGTTCCACTTTGATCTACAACTTCCAAAAACATTTGATTTGATTCGGTTGCACCATTAAAATTTACTCCAACCGTATATTCCATGTTTTCGATTGCAGGAATCTGGTCCGATTCGAGCATACGCCAATTTGCACCCGAAGGTTCTGTAAATTGAAAGAAGGCCGGATTAATTCCTGCATCTATAGAAGCATACCATCCGCTTTCCCCTCCAACTTTTCTCCAACCAGCCAGTCCATATGCACCTGTGCTATTAGGCAGTAAATTAGCAGGTCGATCCCCTGCTATTTTCGTATCTGTAATCTCCTTCACCCGCCGCACCGCATCCGCCGTAGCCGCCTTCCCCTTACTCGTACTACTCGTCGTATCATCCAGTTGCACGATCCCTTTCTGCGTCGTCGATGCATCCGGAATCTCAGGTTCGATCTCGCCGATCTCGGTACGCATTTCCCCGATCGCCGTGTCCAGCTTGTCCCAGTTCTCGTTCAGCATCGTGTCGATATTAAAAGTCTGATCCGCGTCGGCAGCTTTGTCCGCTTTATACAGATCCACATTCGGTGTCTTCGAAGACATGCCTTTCCCTCCTTTAATGGTAAAGCTTTAGTATGTTGGCCGCTTAAGATGTCAGATTACGTTCCTCAAAAACCCGCTTGAACCGTGCGTGTTTCCGATGAACGCAACCCTTTGATTTGATGCGGTCAACGTGCTAGTTAAAAGCAAACTTGTCGAGCGTCGTCCGATCCAGTTGTCCCAGCGTCATCACGCCGTGCACATCGCGAATCAGCAAATAGCTGAACTCGTACTCCACAGCCAGATGCGCCGGTTTGATCGCTTCGATCGCAGCTTTGAGATCGTCCAGGTTCGGCGGCAAGCCGATCGTGTCGACGAAATGAATCGTGAATGCCCATTCTTCCGGCCGGAACGTCACGTCCACCGTGCCGCGTTCATACGCCGCTGCCACATTGCGCACCATTTTTCCGGAAAATACGCCTCCGCCGCGCAGTTTCGACTCCACGACGGAGCGTCGCTGCTCGATCGGCTTGACAGGATCGACCGCAATATCCAGCTCCCGCTCCCAGATATCCAAGCCCCATGTCGCCGTCCGCACGAAAAACTGATCCCGCGTTTCTTCCAGCGCCTGATGCAGCAGATCCATTTCCCGACCTTTTGTCTCGGCATCCGCGCGCATGATCCGGGAAGTCTCGTAATAATACGGCAGGTAAGAAAAGAGCTCCTGTCCTTTCTCCGAAAGGGGGAGCCCGTCGACATTCACAGCATGGAGCGTCGAGACGCCTTTGACCGTATCTTTTACCACTTCACTCATGCACCGTCACCGTCCCCAACACCGCCACCTGATGCTCTTCCATCTCGATATTCCGGTCGCTGGCGCCGCCTACGATTAGGTCAACGTAGTCGATCAGCGGCGGGATATCGAGTAGAATGGCGGCGATCCGAGTATAACGAACCAGCGGATCTTGAAAAGCCAACTGTTTCAGATACGCGGTCACGCCTTCCTCGATCTGCCTTTTCACGTCCGCTACGGAAGCTCCGCTAGCCAGCGTCGGCGTTACTTCGATATCGATCGCGACTTCTTCTGCAGGCATAACGGTCACGATCGGGCCGGCAGGAGCCGTACCTTCGCCTTGCCCGTCCTGCGTCGGATCGATAGAGTTCTGCACCGCAGAAACAATCGAAGGGCCGGCGGCGCGTTTTTCGTTGTCCAACAGATAAATCCCTACGGTGCCCGGGCCTTTCCAAAGCGGAACGACGCGACTCGCGCCGACGCCGGGAATCTCGCTCGCCCATTGTCTGTACTGCGCCTTGTTGCCGCTCGTACCCTGATTGCGAACTTTGGCGTAAAAGCGTTCGAGCAGCGAGGCATCCGATTCGATGTCCGTCCCGCCTGTCATCGCTGCCGTATTCGTTACTCCCGTCACGCCGGAAATCGAATCGGAGATCAGCGAGATCGCGCCGGGCGGAACGTTTCCGGATTTTCCGGCGATCACCGCACGTACGGCGACTGACGCCTTGCCCGTTTCTCGGATCGTGATCGCTGCGATCGTCTCGTATTCCTTCGATGCCTCGCCGATTTCTTCGTCCGAAGGCGATGAGACTGTGGTTCCGATCGGTACGATTTTCCCAGGCTCCCCGGTAAACGTGACGCTGCCTTCCGCAAAAGTCGCAGTCCGGCGCGTCACGCCATGCTCGGAAGCCCGCAGATCCAGCTCTTCCGAACGAAAGTTTTCATCCGTGCTGGCAACCGTGCTCGCAAATCCTCGCCGCAGCAGCTCCTGTGCCCATAACGCCGCTTCCGATAACATAAAAGCCGCCGGAGCCTGCGCATCCCACAAAAACGATCCTTCCGACTTATCGAGGTCATCCGGCAAACGATCCAACATCCGGCTTCGGATCGCCTCCTCCGTTTGTTCCTCCAAATAATAAGGAAACTCAGCCAAATCCAATCACCTCGCTTTCCAAAATTTCAACGTCCTCCTGTACACTGGTGATTTGGCAACTGAATGTGCACCCGTCTGCGATCCAGGCAAAAGAAAACTGATCCACCGATCCCGTTCGATCATCCGCAAGCAATGTTTCCGTCACCATGCGTTCGACTTCGCTTTCGATAACGGAACGCGGATGATCGCTACCGAGCAGGTCTTCCAGCTCGTTGCCGTAGTCGCGGGAATAAATCACATGCCGATAGCGCGGAGTACGGATCGCCTTTTCACACCACTCGACCCAGGCTTCTCTCGGATTCGCCGCCGCGATCCGTCCGCTTGGTGTCGTCACAAATTCACCGCGGTCGTAGTCGAACTTCCAACTCCGACCGAACGTGACCGCAGCGGAATCGGCTTCAACGTCCGTCTCTTCGTCTCCCCAGAAAAAACCTCCGTTATCCGGAAAAAGATTAGCCATCCGCGCCCACCACCTTGCACAATACGACGACATCGCTGCCGCCGTTCACCCGGATCGCCAGCACGCGGTCACCCGATTGAAATCCGTTGACTTGCAGCGTAACTTCGCCTCCCGCACCCGGACTGCCTAAGGAATCGTCGGCGTTCGGTACAGCAATTCCGCCGCTTTTTCCGGCTTCCATCGTGCCCGGCAGTTCCGCGATCATGTAATTCTGCATTTCATGCTTGAAATCATCCAGCTTCACGCCGGAGGCCGTCATCGTCCCCAGCACGCCGCCGAGACCGCTCGCCATTTGCTTGGTGTGCCCCTTCATCGCAGAACTCATCATGTCGGCGAATTGCCCATACGGATCTTTAGTCAAGATAAAACCTCCTTTTTACCGACGATTCGGTCGCCAGCTCCAACGTCATCGTACCCGGATTGCCGAGATCGTGACCGACCGACGTGACAAGCAGCTTCATTCCGCTCAGCTTCACGGCGTCGCCCGCCCGAATCGTATTGACGTCAGGGGCTGTTACGGTAAACGTCTCCTGGATTCCGGTCAGATAACTTTGCGCGAGCTTTTTGGCTGCTTTCGCCGTTTTGACCTGATCGTCGGAGACTACCTTTTGCAGCGTCCCGAGTTCTTTCGTTCCCTTTTCCTCGACAGTCAGGATTTTGGACGCAACTTCCTTCCCGTTCGAAGATTCGGCTGCGGCAAGCACTTTCACCTTGGTGACCGCGCCTTCCAGCGTACGCATCTGCGCGACGTCAATCAGGCGGTCCAGCTCATGCACGTGCGTATTGCTGCCCAGCTCGAACAGTTCCAATCCGCGGCTCGTCATCCGGGGATGATACATGGCGCCGCCCGACTTGGACGTTTCCTTTAGATCCGCGAACAACATGGAAAAAATCGTTTGCGACCGATATACGGCCTTCGCCAGTTTAGTTTTCGTGTCCGTCGGATTGCCGAGCGTGATCCCCCAGTCTTTGGCGTACTTTTGCAGGCGCTGCGTCGCAGTCTGGTCTTTGGGGAAAAGGTATTCGTCTTCGGACTTTTCCAGATAGATCATCCGGTCATACAGCGTCAGCGAAATACGTTTAGTGCCGCTGTTCGTGCTTTCCGCTTCCCAGATCACGCCGGGGTTGAGCAAAGGAAAAAGTTGTTCTTCTTTGCCGAAAGGAACGCCACTCACACGGATTGGCGTTCCCGGCGTGAAGTCGGGCAGCGTTTTCGCTGTCGATACGGCCAGTCGAACGCTCGCCTGATAAGCGATCTGGTCGAGCGCGTCGCGCATGCTGATACTTTCGACCATCGGCGTGATATCGGTGTTGCTGCCTACGATTACTTTGTAACTCATTTCGGCATCACCAACTTTTGTCCCGGCTTGATCAGGTTGGCGTCAGGACCGATCACTTTCACGTTTAGCGCATAAAGGGCTTTCCACTTGTTGGCGGAACCCAGTTCCAACTTGGCGATCTTGGACAACGAGTCTCCGCTTTTGACCGTGTACGTCTTGCCTGTCGGCTTAAGATCGGTTCGTTTAAGCGCTTTGACTCCGCCGGACTTGCTTTGCAGCTTGGCATCGCGCCACGTGCGGAACGTCAGATCGAAATAAATGTCCCCTGGCTCTCCGCCGCGGAACGAGCTGTTGTAGCTGATCAGATACACCGGCACGTTGATGCCCGTATGCGAGATGACCAAGCGAACCGGCTCGGCCGAAACGAGAAAACGATTAAGCACGTTGACCGCGACCATCGGATCGGGAATCTTGCGGAAACGGCAGTAAGACGGATCGTATTCTTTCGGGAAAAAAGAAGAAAAATTGATCTCCTTGATCTTGTCACCCTGCGCGAAATCGAATTCCCCATGCTGCAGCATGTTGACCGTCTCGTACCCTTTGGAACGAGAAAAATGAATTTCTTCGGGATTGACGGGAAAATGAAAATACTTTTTGTCGCCGTAAAACAGATAAATCTCCACGGCTGTCCTCCTTTCCGGGACCAAGGCTGTGCAGCCCGGTCCGCTTTCTTACGTCGCCATAGCTTGCGCAGGCCCGGCCGAACCTCCGCCTCCGCCGGACGGCTTGTAGTTTTGGAACGCTTGACGCACCTTCGCCACGATCGCCGCTCCGATCTTGCCTTCGATTTCGGCATAGTCGATCTCTTCGTGGATATCGAGTTGTACCGTTCCGGGCGAGATGTTGATCGAGATTTGGTTGGTGACTTCGGCTTTGGCGTCTTGGATCATGCCGGATAGAGTACCGATTTGACCTTCACTGAGTTGAACGTTCATTGTTTGGTCTATTGGTACTGCTGGATTCGTGCTAGATGGCATCGCTTGAATTGTTTTTACCGTTTGAGTAGCTTGTACCATCATCGGTGAAAAAGTTTGAGGCGCGTTTTGTTTACTCATTTGATGATTCAATATTGCGCCCGGGTTGTATGGTGAATTCATATCCATGATGTTGGGCTTATTTACTATCATTCCAGCATAAGGTTGAGGTGGAACAGGCTCCGTAACGGGAGGTACTGCCGGTTCGATAACTGGTTTTGTTTCTTCTTTTTTATCTCCCCATTTGAAAAATGATGCTACCGAATCGCCAAATTGAGAGACCGTATCCATTGCAGAATTGAAGCCATCTGTTACTTTTTGGCCTGCCTCTTCAAGCTTATTGAAGTTATTCTCTCCAATTAGTGAAGTGACTCCTTTTTTGATAGAGTCTTTGTGATCGTATAGAGCACCGCCTATCGTATTACCTGCCCATTCTCCTATTGCACCAGTGACAGGCCCAACAAACGGAATGGCAGATCCCATCATGCCGCCTACGGTTGCACCAATTGCTTGAGATCTTTCCTTACCTTCAGTAGCTTGAGCAATATTGGCGATATCTGCAACATATCCGATAGGCCCCAGCAATTTCTTCATTCCCATTTTCGCAAAAGATGGAAGCGCATCTTGAATCAAAGAAGACGAAGCTAATGAGCTGAAATCGCTCGCAAGCCCTCTAGCTCCACCAATGAATCCTAATCCTGCATCAGAAAACGAAACAAGTGATTTACCAAAATGTTCGCTTAAAAGAGCACCTTTTTTTACTTTCCCTTTGAACCCAGGACCAGCAGGGTCTTTCCAAGCTTTTACAAAGTCGTTTCCACTTTTAACTCCTTCGCCTACTCCTTTGAAGCCTGATCCTATCTTCTTGGTATTGCCGAGCCCGCTTTCGATACGGTCCCATATTCCTTTCTCTTTTTCGGGGGCGCTTTCTCCTCCGCTACTGGAAGCAAAACTTAAATTCCCTAAAGAGCTGGATAATCGATCAATAGCTATTGTGTTTGAAGATAGGGCGTTTGTAATCGCTTGAAAATCAGGCATTGTAACAGTGATTGTCTGCTCAGACACAACAGCAGTAGTAGATTGCGTATTTATAGGACTAGACTGTCGATTAGGGTTGTTACTATTTTCTTTTACATCATTCAAAGCCGGCGGTTCTTTTTTCTGAATAGGTTCTTTATTTTCAATAAGTTTCTTTGTTTTTTCTTGAATTACAGACGGGGGTTTTACTACCGGTGGCATCTTCGCCTCCGCCGCCACCTGCACTCGCTTCGACTTAACCTGCCCCAATTTCGCGATTAACCGATCAATATCCCCCGACGCCTTATCGTCCAGCGTTACCCGAGGCATCAACTTCAACCTCGACAGCTTCAGCGCCGTCCGATAAATCTGATCGAAATGCCGCGCCGTGAACTTCAATTCGTTATTCAGTTTGATAATATTCTGGTAGCGCGTTCTACCCAGTCGATCCGAAGCCCGCTGGATCTGGTCGAAATAACGCGCCGTGGCTTTGAGTTCACCGGCATTCATTGCGAACCCGTTAGGATCTGCCATCATTTCACCTCCTTATATCGATGGATCGCTAGGCGCGGGTGCTCAGCGCTTCCAGCTCCTCCTCCGAGAAAGCCAGCAGCAGCAGCCTCTCCCCGCGCGGCAGCTTCCAAAACTCTCCGGGACGGAGATGATGGCGTACCCACATGTGGTACATCATCGTCGTCACCCCGCCGGAGCGGATTAGTTTTTTACGTCAGCCAGCTCCACGCCGAAGCCGGACAGCTCCAAGACCTTATCGCCTACCGCATCCAGTTCGCCCGCCAGCAGCATCCGGCGCACAGCTTGCTCGCCGCCGGACAGCTTGAGCCGGCTCGTGATGCGCGGATCGCCCCAGCCGTTCAGTTCCAGCCCTTTGACTTCGAGCTTCGCCGTCGCTTCGGAGATCAGCAGGGCGTTGAACGTCTCGCTGTCCACTTTTTCTTCCGTGCGGCCTTTGACCGTCTTGCGCACCATGCAGCGCTCGCGGATACTGTCCACCTTGCTGGACGTCAGGCCGCGCAGCGTCATACGAAGGTCGAGACGACGGATCGCGACCGTTTCTTCAGGCAGCTTGTCCGCTGCTTCGAACAGCACGTCCAGGATTTGTTCTTCGGACAGGTTTTCGTTGATACTCATATTGATAATTCCTCCTCGGATTTGGATGTGATGGCGGAGCGAAAACGCAAACGACGTGCCGGAAGAAGTCTTCTGCCGCACACGCCGATTCGTTTACGTAAAAAAGATCGCGCGTAAGGCATCTTAGCCCTTTAGACGGCGATCCGGATCAAATGTTTGATTGATGCTGCTTGCTTTTATCATACGTACGTCTTCTTGCAATCGGCAGCTCGGCAACGCTTTTCAATCACCAAGCAGTGATCGATATGACAACGAATCAATTCGCGCGAATCGGATCGAGCAGCTCGTACCCTTCAAAGGTAAACGTCGTTTCTTCCGCGACTTCTTCGCCTGCCGTCCAGTTCGCCAACTGAATCTTGTCCGGCATGCAGCGGATCAAGCGAACGCGTTCGTGGCCGTACGATTCCGGATCGTCGAGTTTGGAGATGATATCGAACTTTTGAAAGCCGCGGCGGATCATGTCCGAAGTGACTTTGTAGCCGCTCATCGTGCCCGTGCCTTTTTTCGCGCCTTTTTTATGCACTTTCCAATCGGTACCGGTCAGGTTCAGCTCGCGCTTTTCGATCTCCACGCTGGCTTCCAGCTTGTTGATATGGGACTGCCACACCCCGTCGATATGCAGTTGACCGTACGTGCCGAGAATGACTTTCGAAGCATCCAACATAATATTTCCTCCTTGAAATTGGGAATGGTTTATTTTAATGAATATCGATGATGAAAAAGGAGCTGCTGCGCGGTATTCATACTTTGCGCCAACGCTCCTCAGCCTGCTTTTACTGGACGTTGAACGTACCGAACAATTGCTCCATCACGTCGGCCAGCTTCACGTTCCATTGCAGGAAGACCTGATCCGCCTCCGGCTTAATGATGGGAGCGTCGCCGTAGTAGGCAGGGTCCAAAAGCACGTCGAAGCCGTTGGCTTCGATCACGCCGCTTTGAGCGAGCAGGGCCAGATATTCCTTCATCGCGCCGATCAGCGCCAGACGGCCTTCTTCCGTATTGTTGACCTTGCCGATGTACGAGTCTTCCGCCGTACGTTGCAGGTCGCTGCTGATCGCATCCATCACGCGGACGGAGCGAATCTTTTTCCAGGCGTTGTTTTGACCTGCGGCCGGCGTAACCAAGGTGTTGATTCCGCGCAGCGTTTTGACCTGACGGCCGTCATGGAACAGCAGGAATACGCCGTTTTTGACCGCCGTTTCTTGCTCGGAACGCGTCCAGCGGCGAGTCACGTCTTCGAACGGAGCCGCATGGTACGTCGTCGATTCGTTCAAACGCTGTCCGGCGATCAGACCTGCGACATACGCGCTTGTCTGTGCGGAACTGTAGGAAGCCGAGCCCAGTTTGACCCCTGTACCGACATTGATAATGCCTTCGTGGTTGAGTGCCGTCGAACGGGCGGAGGCCAGCTCCGGCGCGTTGACGGCCTTATCGTCCGCTTCGGTACCGCCGACAACCAGCGTTACGCCGCGGCCTTCTCCGCGCAGACGCTTCACGAATGCCGCAAAACTTTGCAGCAGGGCCGAATCGGCTGCGAAATCCAAGGACAATACGTCAAAGTCCGTGCCTTCCAAGGCCGACTGCGCCGCAATGTAATCCGCGTTAGTCAGCTCGCCATTGCCGCTTGCACCGCCCGTAAACGCTACGCCGGAAACTTGCGACAGAATCGATTCCGGTGCCAGCGCTTCGGCTTTCACCCAAATGTTTTCTGCATCCGAGTTAATCGCCTCAACGAATGTCGCTGCGCTGCCGGTTTCTGAAACGAATGTACGCAGCAGCTTCGCGCCTTCGTACAGACGCAGCTCCAGTGCATTCTCGTTCGCAACGTTCGGCTGAACCGCGGCGCGGAAGCTGTTGCCGCGGCTGCCGGTGTAAGAAGCGGTCAGACGAAGCACATCGGTTTCACCCGTTTTGAGTGACAGCGATGCCGCAGCTGCCTTATCGTCGGCAACGCGGTAAGCGAGCAGCTTTTTCGGCCCGCCCAGCAAAGCCAGATACAAAGAATCGTAAGCCGTGGCGCCGTTTGCCGCTTCGTTCGAGAACGTACGGCTGATCGCCGCCTCGCTGCCGATTTCGACAAACTGCCGCTCGGGTCCCCAGTTGCCTTTGACCAATACCGCTACCGTTCCGCGACTGCCCGGCTGTACCGCCGAAGCCGCTGCCGCCTGAAAATTCATGTAAAGTCCCGGAAGGACCGGTTTTTCCGTTGCACTCCAAGTTCCGCCTGCCAT